AAGGTTGATGGTAAATGGGACATGATCCTTGCGTTTCCACCATGCACTTATTTGACCGTTGCTGGAAATCGATATTTCAATGTTGAACGCTATGGTGAAAAAGCCATTGAAAGAATCAACAAATCAAAAGAAGCAGCTGAATTTTTCATGTCATTCGTTAAAGCGGATTGCGAAAGAATAGCAATTGAAAATCCTGTCGGGCGGATGAATACGCTGTTTAGGAAACCAGACCAAATTATCAATCCATTCAACTTTGGGCATCCAGTTTCTAAAAAGACATGCTTGTGGCTAAAAGGTTTGCAGTTGCTAAAACACACCAATGAAGTTGAGCCAGAAATCATCCACAGCAAAGGAAAAAGTGGCGGGTATTCAGGTCCGTCTTGGTATGTGACAGACGAGAACGGAAAGATTCTGTCATGGAAAGACCCAAGAACAGCGAAAGCAAGAAGCAAGACTTATGAGGGTGTTGCCAGGGCAATGGCTGAACAATGGGCTGGTGTGGCAAATGAGTGATTACACCAAAGAACTGGCCAAAGATGTTCTTGATTGGTACAACATTGATTTCACAGAATCTGAATCAGGCATCACATTGTTTTTGTTCGATACGAAGAAAATGGCTATAGAACCAACTGCGTTTTCCTCTTGGGAAGATGTTCTTCGTGAAATGCTTCCTACTATGGAAGAAAGCAACAAAGACACTTATGAAGAAATTTGGGAATATGTTTGGTCATATGAAGAAATTTTGTATGTGAAATTGTTAGGCATAGCAAAGGACAAGGTTGAACAAGGGGCTGGGCAAGCCTGAAGAACTGGAATGATAGGTGCTTTTGATCCCAACAAAAATTGAAAGGGGATCGGAACCATGACAACCACATTTGAAGACATCCTGGAAAAGATTGAAACCATCATTGAAGGAATCGAACCCGGCAAGCTGACTAGGGTCAGCGAAATTGCCAAGAAAGCAAATGTGACTATGGACAGCGCCACACGGAAAGCAACCATCATGCTGCTGAAGAAGTACGGCATCAGATACAAGGAGGAATGAAGTTGGCTAGTTTATACGAAATCGACAAAGGCATCATGGAATGCCTTGACCTTGAAACTGGGGAAGTCATTGACCCCGAACGCCTGACTGCCCTGCAAATGGAACGGACGGCGAAGGTGGAAAATGTGGCCTGTTGGATTAAGAATCTTCAGGCTGACGCTGAAGCCTTGAAGGCTGAAAAGGATGCCTTTGCTGCCAGAGAAAAGGCAGTGAAGAACAAGCTTGAAAGCTTGAAGCGGTGGTTGGGTGAAGCCCTTGCCGGGGAAAAGTTCACTTCCACCAAAGCTGCTATCAGCTATCGAAAATCTGAAGCTGCCGAAGTGGAAGATGAAGAAAAGTTTGTCCTGTGGTGCATGGGCAATGATCATCAAGATTTGCTGACCTTTACCAATCCCACGGTCAACAAGACGGCAATCAAGAAGGCCATCAAAGGCGGTTTGGAACTGCCTGGCGCTGTGCTGGTGGAACGCCAGAACATTCAAATCAAGTGAGGAGGAATAACCGTGGGAATTCCAGTGTTGATTCTTGGCGAATCGGGAAGCGGGAAAAGCGCAAGCTTGCGCAACTTTGGGCCTGACGAAGTTGGAATCTTCAATGTGGCTTCAAAGCCTTTGCCCTTCAGAAAGAAGCTACTTTCCGTAAATACTGCTGATTATGGAAAGATCACAGCCGGGATTCAGAAGGGAAGCAGAAAAACCTATGTCATTGATGACAGCCAATATCTGATGTGCTTTGAATCCTTTGCCCGTGTGAAAGATACAGGCTATGGAAAGTATACGGACTTTGCACTTCACTTCTATAACCTTGTGCAGTTCGTCATCAACGGAACGCCTGAAGACACCATTGTGTACTTCCTCCACCACACGGAAACGGACAGCAACACAGGCAAGATCAAGGCAAAGACTATGGGCAAGATGCTGGACAACCAGTTGACCCTTGAAGGGCTGTTCTCCATCGTGCTGCAATGCGTGACGGATGGGAAAAGGCATTGTTTCATCACCCAAAGTGACGGCTATACCACAGCAAAAAGCCCCATGGAAATGTTCCCGATGGAAATTGAAAATGACTTGAAACTGGTAGACCAAACGATTCGTGAATACTACGAAATGAATTAAAAGGAGAAATGAAAAAATGATGCGCAAACCTAGCAATTGGGAAAATGTACAGGTACTGTCTGACCGTCAGAAGCTGCCCCTGGGGGCTTATGTATGCAAGGTGAAACAGGCCAAAGTGACTGCAAATGATTATGGCGAACAGCTTGCAGTGCTGTTTGACATTGCTGCTGGTGAATACACGGACTTTTACAAGAAGGACTATGACGGCAACCAGAACCAGGACAGGAAGTGGAAGGGTGTTCTTCGCCTGTGGGTTCCCAAGGATGACGGCAGTGAAAAGGATGAACTGACCAAGAGCATTCTGAAGGGCTTTGTGACGGCTGTTGAAAAGTCAAACACTGGCTATAAGTGGGATTGGAATGAAGGTTCCCTGGCTGGAAAGCTGATTGGTGTTCTGTATAGGAATGAAGAATGGGAGTATGAAGGCAAGACTGGTTGGGCTGTGCGTCCTCTCCGTGCCATTTCTACTGACAGTGTGCGCAATGGTGATTACACCTTGCCCAAAGACAAACCCCTTTCTAGCAAGAATGGTTATGCAAGCACCACGGCCCCGGCAACTGCCCCGGCTGGATTTAGTCAGGTGGATGATGATGAACTTCCTTTCTGATTGGAGGAATGAAGCGTGACAAGAGAACAGGCCATTGAAGCCTTCACGATGCGGGTTGACGGCTACACCTATCAAGAAATTGCGAACAAGTTTGGCATTTCAAGGGAATGCGTCCAGCAAAAGCTTCGCAGGGAGATTAACGGGAACAAATCTAGTTCTAGGAATTGCGTTTACCCTGGACTGGTCAACTGGATGCGGGAAACTGGAACCAATGCTTGTGAGTTAAACAAAAATGCTGGCATTTGCAAAAACATCCAAGCCTTCTATAACAGGCTTTATGGAAGAACGGGCTGGGAAATGGATGAAATCAAGAAGATTCTTGCCTTTACTGGCCTAACCTTTGATGAAGCCTTTGCCACTGAAACGCAGGGTGATAGCTGTGGCAATTAACAGCAAACAGAAAGGGGCAAGGTTTGAACGGCTGCTGGCTTCCAGGTTCCGTGATGAAGGCTATGACGCAAGACGAACGGCCCAGTATTGCGGGAACACAGGGGATGCTTCTGATGTGGTTGGCCTTCCTGGCATTCATGTGGAAGCCAAACATGCTGAACAGATGCGACTGTATGACTGGATAGCACAGGCGAAGCGGGACGCTGAAGCTGGGGGTGGGAAATCACTCCCAGCAGTGTTCCACAAAAAGAACCATGCTGAAATCCTAGTGACCATGACCCTGCCTGACTGGTTCTGCCTGTACAGGGAATGGGAAGCTGGATTCGATCTGAAAGAAAGGGCAAAAGATGAACAAAAAGGCTGAAGAGCTTAACACAGAAGGGTGCATTCAACTGGTCAGCGCTATTGTCAACAGAGCAAAACCGGACTATATGAGGACGAAGCCTGGAAGTCCTGCACGGCAGGAAGTTGAAGAATTCTTCACTGGCGGGATCTTTGAACGGCTGACTGGCTTTGACGGTCAAGATGTATTGTCCCGCTTGCGGAACACCTACTACCAGAAGAGCAACAAAAGATTTAAGAGGAAGAGAATATGAAGTTGAATGAATATCAGCGGTTGGCTGCACGAACTATTGACCGGGAAATGATGCCTTGGGAGATTCAAAGTCATGCCCTGCATGGCATGGTTGCTGAAATTGGTGAACTGCATGGCATTTACCAGAAAGTTTATCAGGGACATGAAGCAGACATTGACCATCTAAAGAAGGAGCTGGGTGATCTGCTGTGGTTTGTGGCTGAATACTGCACGGGCAGTGAATGGGATCTTGCTGAAATCGCACAGCTTAACATTGACAAGCTGAAAGCCCGTTATCCTGAAGGCTTTGACCCTGAAAAGAGCTTGCACAGAAAGGAAGGGGATATCTGATGACTGACAAGAAGTGGATGAAGGAAAGCGGGTTCTGTCTTCGACTGAGCCAAGCAAGGCTGAACAGCCACATGGCGCTTGTACACGCTGCCAGAAGCCTTGACACAAGCGTTTCTTACATTTCGATGGTGGAGCAGGGTCAGGTTTGCCCTTCTGTTGAACGGGCTGCTGCCTTTGCCAATCTGTACAATGTTTCCCTTGACTGGCTGTGTGGGGTGGAGGTGAGCAACAATGATTGACATTGTTACCAACTGGAAGGTTTATGGGCTGGAAGACAGCATCAAGGCCAGTAAATATCCCATGTCTGTTGATGTTGATAAATGCACACCTGATATCACCCACAGAACCCACATCCTTGCTAAATGCAGCCCTGGAACTGGGCATGATCAATTTCTGACGGGAATCATCTGTCAGTTCGACTTGACCCTGACCATCAAGGCGTGGGTGGAAGCGCAAAGATACCATTTTCTTGACTTCGTTTCTTCCCAAAGCACCATGCACAAGATTCACAACATGAGCTTTGATAAGCAGTGCATTAGCTATGTAACACCCGAAACCATTGCCAACTGTGAAAAGCTTCTGAACGAATATAGCGAAAGCCCTTCAACTGAAGGCTTCCTGAAACTGATCTACAATGTGCCAGTTGGCTTCAGACTGACGGCACGAATGACTACAAACTATCGGCAGTTGAAGACCATCTACCAGCAGCGAAAGAACCACAGATTGCCCGAATGGCGCTGGTTCTGCGAATGGATCGAAGGTCTTCCCTGCGCTGACTTCATAACGGGAGGTAATGAATTTGACACATGATGACCTAAAGACCACAACAAGCGTTGTTAAGAAGATTCTTGAAACAGACGAACAGTCCAGAAACAGTGACAGCTTCCTTTATTTCAAGGTGTTGGAACACTACGGCAACAGGACTGGCGTTGACATTCACAACATGTCGGTTCCTCACTTCCTGCTGAATATGTCCCATTTGGGTGTTCCACCTTTTGAAAGTGTGAGAAGAACCCGGCAGAAAGTACAAGCAGCTTATCCTTGGTTGACTTCCAATAAAAAGGTTGCTGAATTTAGAAGTGCCAATGAGCAGATCTATCGTGCATACGCCTTGGAGGAATGAGCATGAGAAAACGCAAGCTGCCTGAATGGGCCATGACTGGTGATTGTTCCAAGTGTACGCACAAAGGCCAATGCAAAAATGCTTGTGAACCCCGTGAAGAACGGGCGAACGCCTATATCAAGAAGGCGCTTCTGATGGCTGTTGAAAGGAGGAATGCCCTGTGCTGATTGCCCCGTGCTTCCAATGCCCAAGACGCTTCGTGGGTTGCCATGCCACTTGCGATGATTACAAATTCTTTAGGATTCAGTGTGAAGAAGCCCAGCAACGAAGGATTGAAGCCAGAGCGCCTTCCCCTTCCCCGTCAAACAAAGCAAGGCAAGATAGGTTCCTTAGAAAATTCTACTCGACAGGGTGGTACAAGAACAAACGATGAAAGACAGGATCAAAATGCGGGCGCTTCACTATCTGTACAAGGAACAAAAAAATGCCAAGCTTTCCCTTGCAAGGGCTGAAGACAAGCCCAGGCATAGACACGAAGAAATAAGTGAACTTCAAAACAAACTGGAAGTGCTTGATTGGCTGATTGCTGTGGCTATTAAGGAGGAATGAAACGATGTTTAAAAACTTTGATTGGGAAGCTGCTCTTGAAGTGCTTGCTATCATTGCCGTTGCTTGTTGCTTTTTCCTCGGCGTTGTTTTTTCCTTTGTGTGTGATAACTTACTGTGGTTTTTGATGTGGATTCCCGGAGCTTTGATTACTGCTTTGCGTGCTGGAATGGGGGGCTGACGGATGGCTGAACTGAAACCCTGCCCGTTCTGTGGCAGCAAGAATGTTGGCATGTATGACGCTGATTCGTGGGGCAATCGGTATGTAATGTGCCGTACTTGTCGGTGCAGAACGGAGGATAAAAAGTCAAGGGCTTTGGCTGCTGAAACCTGGAACAGGAGGACTGACAATGGTTGACACAAAGATCCTTCTTCTGCTTGTGCTGATAGCCTATGTGTTTGGTTGGATGGCGGGGAGGTGGAGCGAATGAGCAAGATTTCACACCATTGCGATATCTGCGAAAGCCTGAACATTCTGTATGAACGCAAGAATGCTGATTATGGTGATAGCTTCAGCAAAAGCTTCAAGGAATACGGCATGACAATGGCTTGTATTCGTTTAGAAGACAAACTGAACCGTCTGAAATCCCTGACCAAGAACAAGGCCCAGGTGGAGGATGAATCAATCACTGACACCCTGATGGATCTGGCAAACTATGCGATCATGACCATTATTGAATTGGAGGATGAATGATGGCAGAAAAGGAAGCGCCTAGATGCCCCTATTGTGGGCAGAAAATGACCTATTCCCAGGGCATGACGGTTGCAAGGTATGAATGTCAGTGTGGCAGTCATGCCCCTTGGGTTCATGCCAAACTGGATGACTGCAAAAAGATGGCCTATGAAGCTGCCATGAAAAGGAGTGATGGCATTGGTTTGGGTGAACATCTTCCTGAAAAGCGGTGAACTGAGAACTTATACCTTTGACACGATGATTGAAGCCATGAAGTTTGCTTCTGAAAACTACCATGACAAGGCAAGCAGCATGAACTTCATTTGGATGGATAAAAGGAAGGGGGTGATTCCTAGTGGCAGATGTGAAGTGGATAAAGATCACAACTGACATCTTTGATGATGAAAAGATTCTGATGATTGAATCAATGCCTTCAGCAGACAGCATTATTGTTATCTGGTTCAAGCTGCTGGCCTTTGCCGGGAAGCAGAACAATGATGGGGTTTTCCTGATGTCCAACAGGATTGCTTATACTGATGAAATGCTGGCTTGCATCTTCAGGCGTGAAGTGAACACCATCAGGCTTGCGCTGAAGGTCTTTGAACAGTTTGGCATGGTGGAAATCGTTGACAATGTGATCACTATTCCCAATTGGAACAAGCACCAGTCTTTGGATGCCTATGAGAAGAAGAAACAGCGGGACAGGCTGTATCAGGCAGAAAGACGGGCAGCGCAAAGGGCGCTGATTGGTGAATCGTCTGACGCATCGTCTGACACATCGTCTGATGTCGCTGTTTCAGATAAAGAAGAAGATAAAGATAAAGAAGAAGATAAAGAAATATATAAAGCTATTGTTGCTTTTCTGAACGAAAAGGCAGGGACAAGCTATCGTTCCTCCACCAAGAATACCAGGGACAAAATCCATGCAAGGCTTCAGGAAGGGTTCACCTTGGATGACTTCAAGACGGTCATTGAAAAGAAGTGCGCTGCATGGGTGAATGATCCTAAAATGAGTAAATTCCTAAGACCTGAAACGCTGTTTGGCCCTAAGTTTGAAGGCTATCTAAACGAAAGAACACGAAAGGAAGGTGCAAGCTATGGAACAAATAATGAGTGCTCTTCCAGATTCGTTGAAGGCACTGGCACATGGCTTTGATACACTGTCCCCTGAACAGTATGAACAGGCGAAAGCCGATATATACAATGCTTCTGTTGGCAACCTGAATGAAGAAGATGGATATAACTGCCCCTTGTGTTTAAACAGGGGCAATATCTCCATCGTAAAGTACAATGACCAATTTGGCTATTACAGTGAAGCCCTGGTTCCTTGCAAGTGCAACAAGGTCAGAAACGCCATCAGAAGGCTGAATAGATCTGGCCTGAAAAATGTTGTCAAGGAATACACCTTTGACAAATATGAAGCGCCTGATAAGTGGCAGCAGACCATCAAAGAAACGGCACAGCGGTTCTGCACGGATCAGGCACATGACTGGTTCTATATTGGCGGTCAGTCTGGCGCTGGCAAAACGCACATCTGCACGGCAATAGCTGTGGCTTGCATCAAGCAGGGCAAGGATGCCCGGTACATGCTTTGGTTGGAAGAAATCAAGCGAATCAAGGCGCTTATCACGGAACCTGAACAGTATAACAAGATTCTGAAGGAACTGAAAGAAACCCCTGTTCTTTACATAGATGACCTATTCAAAGTGGGCAAAGGCCCTGACGGTCAGGTTGCTCCACCAACCAAAGCTGATATTGATGTTGCCTTTGAGATCCTTAACCATAGATACAACAACACTGGGCTGATCACCATCATCAGCAGTGAAAGAACACTTTCTGAATTGCTGGACATTGATGAAGCTGTGGCAGGACGCATTGCCGAACGGTCAAAGGCTGGTGGCTATTGCATCAACCTTAAAAAAGACATGGCAAAGAACTGGCGAATGCGTGACCTTGTAGAACTGTGAAAGGAGTGAAGCAATGGAGAGCGCAAAAGAATACTTACTGAGCATCAAAAGGTATGACACCATCATTGATGCAAAGCAAAGGGAAATAGATGACCTTTACGCTTTGATTACACGGGTCACACCTGTTCTGAAGACTGATGTTGTGTCTGGCAGTGGTAGCCAGGACAAGATTGGGAACGCCATTGCAAAGATCACGGATCTGCAAGCAGAACTTAACAGGGACATTGACCATTTTGTTGACCTGAAGCGGGAAGCTGCTGCGAAGCTTGGCAAGGTGACAAGGGCAGAATACTATGAGATTTTGCACAAGCGGTATTTTGAATACCAGTCTTTGGAACAGATAGCTGTTTCAATGAATTATACATATCGTTGGATTCGCCGTTTACATGGCAGGGCGCTGAATGTTTTCGGGAAGATAATGAACAAAGAGGAAGGCGCTTAAACAAGCCCTTTTAGTTCCTCTTGCAGAGTGATATAATGATAGTGTCAAAGAATAGCCTGACAGGCCAAGCCTGTTGGGCTTTTTCTATGGATAGAGCCTGCCACGCCTATGCAATGCAAGCGGACTAAGGTCAGGACATTTCAGGAGAGCAAGACATTATTTATTATATAGGGGCTTGCGGGATTACCTCCTCGCTGGTGGGGGCGGGGAGTCACAAAGAAGGAAGGTGATGATTGTGGCAAAGCTTACGGCAAAACAAAGGCGGTTCTGTGATGAATACTTGATTGACCTGAATGCTACACAGGCTGCAATCAGAGCCGGGTATAGTAAACATTACGCACACACAAACACAACCAAATTACTACAAAATACTATGGTCAAAGAATTCCTCAAAAATCGCATGGATGAAAAAGAAAAGACATTGATTGCAGATCAGGACGAAGTGTTACGCTATCTGACATCGGTTCTGAGAGGAGAAAACCAGTCCACAGAAATTGTGGTTGAAGGGACTGGCCTGGGTTGCTCAAAGGCCCGGACAGTGCTGAAGGAACCGTCTGAAAAGGACAGGCTGAAAGCTGCTGAACTGTTGGGCAAACGGTATGGCCTTTACACGGACAAGGTTGATGTGAACGGTGCATTGCCTGTTGTTATTTCTGGTGAGGAAAACTTGGAGGATTGAAAGGAAGGTAAGTTGGCATGATTGCGAACGAACAATGGAAGCCTGTAAAGGGTTATACACGGTATGAGGTTTCAAACACTGGCAAGGTCAGGAATATACACACCAAACGATTGAAGTCAGTCAGAGAAACAAAAACGGGATATCTTATTACAGACTTGAAAGAAAACGGCGAAAAGAAAACTTCATACATTCATAGGCTGGTTGCTGAAGCGTTCGTTGCGAACGCTTTTTCTTTTCCTTGCGTAAATCACAAGGATGAAAACAAGCAAAACAACTTGGCAGAAAACCTTGAATGGTGTACTGTTTGCTACAATAACAAATACGGTACACACAATGAAAAAATAAAAGAAACTAAAACCGAAAGATACGGAAAGCGTGTTGCAAAGGTCGATCCTGTTTCCGGGAAGGTGTTGGGCGTATTTGCTTCCATTACTGAAGCAGCCAACAGCATTGGAGTTAAAAAACAGGCCATTGATTGGGCTTTGGCAAAAGACACACACACATCTGGTGGTTACAGATGGGTGGTGATTGAATGATAGCGAAAACTGAAGTGAATAGGATTGACCTTCCTGGAATAGTTGGCAAGGGTTACGGTACATTCTGGAACTTTAAAGGGCGCTATCGTTAGCCGAGTTGTCAAGGGAAGCCGTGCTTCCAAAAAATCAAAAACTACAGCCCTTTGGTTCATCGTGAACATGATGAAATATCCCCAGGCGAACACGCTTGTCATCAGAAAGACTTTCAGAACCCTAAAAGATAGCTGTTTTACTGAGCTTAAATGGGCTGTACACAGGCTGAAGGTTGATGCCTGGTGGGATTTCAAGGAAAGCCCATTGGAAGCCACATACAAGCCCACAGGGCAAAAAATATATTTCCGTGGATTGGATGACCCGCTGAAGGTCACATCCATCACGGTTGATGTGGGTGTGCTTTGTTGGGCATGGCTTGAAGAAGCCTATGAAGTCATGGATGAAGATGATTTCAACATCCTTGACGAATCCATCCGTGGTGAAGTTCCTGAAGGGCTATTCAAACAATGGACAATCACTTTCAACCCCTGGAATGAACACCACTTCCTGAAGAAACGGTTCTTTGATCCTCCACCTGACCCGGATGTTCTAGCTATTACAACCAATTATATGTGCAATGAATGGCTGGACGCTGCTGATATCAAGGTCTTTGAGGACATGAAGAAGCGCAATCCCCGGCGCTATGCCGTTGCTGGCCTTGGCGGTTGGGGCATTGTTGACGGTCTGGTTTATGAGAACTGGAAAGAACAAGAGTTTGACCCGAAAGCGCCTGAATTCCTGAAAGAGCATCCTTCCATAGTGTCTGCCTTTGGCTTGGACTTTGGCTATACGAATGACCCGACAGCGCTGTTTTGTGGCCTTTACGATAAGGACACGAAGCAGCTTTTTGTGTTCGATGAAATGTATGGCAAGGGCATGTCAAACAAGAAGATCTATGAAACCATCAAGGATATGGGCTATGCCAAGGAACGAATCACAGCAGATTCGGCAGAACCCAAGTCCATTGATGAACTGCGTGGAATGGGTATGAGAGTAACAAGCGCAGCCAAGGGCAAGGACAGCATTCAGAACGGCATTCAGTGGATTCAGGATCTTGAAATCATCATCCATCCCCGGTGCGTGAACTTCCTGACGGAAATCAGCAATTACACCTGGGACAAGGACAAGTTCGGGAACAAGCTCAATGCCCCTATTGATGACTTCAACCATATCATGGACGCTATGCGCTATGGATTGGAAAAACACATCAGGGGCAACAAGTGGATCATGTAAGCACGGAGGTATATCAATGCTGACACCAATTGAAATCAAAACCTTTATTGACAACGACAAGGCAAGCATGAAGAAACAGCTTGCCAGGACTGGTCAACGCTATTACGAATCAGACCATGACATCAGGGATTATCGTATCTTCTTCTTTGATGCTGACGGTCAGTTGAAGGAAGACAAGACCAAGAGCAACATCAAGATCAGTCATCCCTTCTTCACTGAATTGGTTGACCAGGAAGTTCAGTATATGCTTTCGGGCAAGGATGGCTTCATTCGTTCTGATGACCCTGGCCTTCAGACCGAATTGGATGCCTACTTCAATGAAAACGAAGACTTCCTTTCTGAGCTTTATGAAGTGCTGACGGGCTGTGTTTCCAAGGGATTTGAATACGCCTATGCTTATAAGAACGCTGAAGGCAAGACTGCCTTCCAGTGTGCTGACAGCTTGGGTGTGGTGGAAGTCAAGGCCAAGGAAACAGATGACGGCTGTGAATATGTCATCTATTGGTATGTTGACCGTATCGGCAAGGATAATAAGCGCATCACACGCATTCAGGTTTGGGACAAATACCAAACCTTTTTCTATGTTCAGGAAGGTGATGGCAAAATCATCCCTGACGAATCACAGGAGATCAATCCCCGGCCCCATACAATTTATAGGAAGGACGATGACAACGCCACTTATTATGAAGGCTTTGGCTTCATCCCCTTTTTCCGTCTGGACAACTGCAAGAAGCAGTTCAGTGGCTTGAAACCCATCAAAGCCTTGATTGATGACTATGACATCATGAGTTGTGGCCTGTCCAACAATATTCAAGACACGGCTGAAGCACTGTATGTGGTCAAGGGCTTCCAGGGTGACAACCTTGATGAACTGATGACCAATGTCAAAGCTAAAAAACATATTGGCGTTGATGAAAATGGCGGTGTGGAAGTTCACACTGTTGATATTCCCTATCAGGCCAGACAGTCAAAGCTTGACCTGGATGAAAAGAACATCTATCGGTTCGGCATGGGCTTCAATTCTGCCCAGTTGGGTGACGGCAACATCACCAATGTTGTTATCAAATCCCGCTATGCCCTGCTGGATCTGAAATGCAACAAGCTTGAAATCAGGCTGAAGCAGTTCATGCGAAAGCTGCTGAAGGTTGTGCTGGCTGAGATCAACGAAGCGAACGATACTGATTATCAGCAGAAAGACATCTATTTCACCTTTGACCGTGAAGTGATGACCAATGCTGCCGACAATGCGCAGATCGAATTGGTTGACGCACAGAAACAGCAAGTGCAGATCAATACCCTGCTTGGCTTGGCTTCCCGTCTGGACAACGAAACACTGATGCAGAACATCTGCGAAGTGCTTGACTTGGACTATGATGATCTGAAAGACAAGCTGCCTGAACCGATGTCTGATGACCCGTATGACATTGATGATCTTGCTGGCGGTGGTGTAATTGAATAAGCACGAAAAAGAAGTGCTGTCCTTTTATGACAAAGCTGAAAAGACTGTCCTGAAGAAACTTGAAGCAGAATACAAAGAAGCCCTGGCAGAGATTGACAAGCGAATCGCAATCCTGCTGGGGCAACAAAGCCCTGACCTTCCTCATGTGATAAACCATCTGGAATATCAGAGGAAGGTAAAGGGTTGGGTTCAGGCTGCGCTTGACAAGCTTCATTCAAGGGAATATGAAACCATTTCAGAATATCTGGATGACAGCTATCTGAACGGTTTCACTGGCACGATGTATTCCCTGCACAATCAGGGTGTTCCGTTGCTTCTGCCTATTGATGAAAATGTGGCTGTTAAGGCTGTGACGATGGACAGCCACTTGAAGGAAGATTTGTACACCAGCCTTGGCATTGACATTGCAAAGCTTCGCAAAACCATTCAAAGCGAAGTGACCCGTGGAATTGCCACTGGTTTGCTTTTTAAGGACATTGCAAGGAACATTGCTGATGTATCGGGCATAGCGCTTGGAAGGGCTAAAACCATAGCTAGAACCGAATCTGGACGCATTCAAGAGCAAGCCACAATGGACGCAGCCAACAAAGCCAAAGGCAAGGGCGCTGATGTTGTCAAGCAGTGGTCTTCCAGGCGTGATGGCAAGACACGGCACAACCACAGATTGCTTGATGGTCAGATCCGTGAACTGGATGAACCATTCACCATCAACGGCATGGAAGCCATGCAGCCACATGGGTTTGGCGAAGCTTCTGAGGACTGCAACTGCCGTTGCACCACATTGATTAGGGCAAGGGTGGCTTTGGATGATGATGAACTGGAACGGTTGCAAGAGAACGCCAGCAAGCACGGTCTGTTGGTGAAGGATTCCAAAGCCTACGGAAAAGCCAAAGCTAAAGATTTTTCTGACTTCAAAAAGAAGTATTTGAATGCCACAAAGAAAGAGGTGGTTCCCATGCCCTAGGCAAGTTACAGGCAAATTAAAAAACCCTTGAAAAGACTGCGTTTGCGGTCTTTTTTGTTATTCAAATCAAGTTGCAAGCAAGTTGCAATGTGGTTGCAATCAATTGAGAAAGGAGAAATGAACATGGAGAGATTCAAGAGTTGGGCGCTGTGGACTGCTATGGCTGCACTGATCGTGTTCTGCGTCAAGGAATTTGCTGGCATCGACATTGCACCTACTGTGGAAGGTCTTCTGGATGTGCTTCTGCCTGTGCTTGTGGCCTTTGGCATTGTCAACAATCCCACTGATAAGGAACATCTGTGATCACAGCTTAATTCGCATCTAAGGAGGGGATACGAACATGGAGATAATGCAATACTACCAGACGCAAAATCCATGCTATAAAGCGGGAAAGAAGATCAAGCCTTCGGGCATCGTGGTTCATTCAACCGGGGCCAACAACCCGTATATTAAACGATATGTTGGCCCTGATGATGGGATTCTTGGCAAGAACAAATATAACAACCACTGGAACAAATCAAGCGCCACAAAATGCGTCCATGCCTGGATTGGCAAGGTTGCAGATGGCAGTTTGAAGGTCTATCAGACATTGCCCTGGGATCATCGTTGCTGGGGCGTTGGCAGTGGCAAAAAGGGCAGCTACAATTCAACTCACATACAATTTGAAATTTGCGAAGACGGGCTGACAAATGAAGAATATTACACTGAAGCGTTCAACCTAGCCAAAGAGTTGTGCGCTTTTTTGTGTGAGAAATTCGGAATCAAAACCGCAAACATTGTGGGTCACTACGAAGCTGCCGATGCCGGGTACGGCAGTAATCACGGAGATCCAAGGAACTGGCAACGCAAGTTTGGCGGTTCTATGGATCAGTTCAGAACAGATGTCAGCAAGATGCTTGGACTGGTGGAGGAATCCACGGTTGTTTCCAAGCCTGTTGACCCACCCGCTGTCACGCAAAAACCATCAAAGGAGGTGACAAGCACAATGAAGACACTTCGTCAAGGCAACAAGGGAACCCAAGTCAGGGTTCTTCAATGGCTGCTGAATGAAAACGGCTTTGACGCTGGCAAGGTGGATGGAAGCTTTGGCCCCAACACCCTGAAGGCCGTTAAAGCCTATCAGGAATCAAAAGGCTTGTCAGTTGATGGTGTTGTCGGCAATAACACCTGGGCTTCCCTACTCGCATAAAAGCCCCTAACAGGCTTTTATATACATTCATCCGGGGGGATGGAAAACACCTATTCCTAAGTGAAGCAACCACTTTAAAAGCGTACAGGAATCAAGAAAGGAACGATAACAAATGACCATTACTGAAATTCTGAAGGCAAAAGGCATTTCCGATGATGTGATCAAGGCTGTCCAGGATGACATGAAGGCCAACAAGATCTATACGGCATCCGAAGAGAACCTTGATATTCGCTATGGAAAACTGAAGACCCAGCATGAAGGCGTGACCAACCAGCTTAATGAAGCCAATGCCCTGATTGAAGAACTGAAAAAGTCCAACAAGGGCAATGAAGGTCTTCAGCAGAAGGTGACTGATTATGAGAACACAATCCAGCAGCTTCAGGCTGAATTGGCACAGACCCAGCTTGACGCAGCTATCAAGGTTGAGTTGCTTGCTTCCAAAGCTGTTGATGTTGACTATCTGACCTTCAAATTGAAGGGCAAAGGGGAACTTGCTCTTGACGAAAACGGCAAGATCAAGGGTTGGGATGACAAGCTGGCTGCCCTGAAGACCCAGTTCCCCAACCAGTTTGAAGGTGATGGCAAGAAAAACATCATCGAAAACAAACTGCCTGATGAAACTACCAATGACGGCATTACCAAAGAATCATTCGCAAAAATGGGCTATATGGACAGGATCAAGCTTTATAAAGAGAATCCTGAAGCCTATGCCAATCTAACCAAAGAATAAACCCAATTAAAGAAAGGAAGTTTTGAATTATGGCTAACCAGACTACTATGATTGCTGATCTGATCAATCCCCAGGTTATGGCTGATATGATTTCTGCCAAGCTGCCTTCCAAACTGGTGGTGGCTCCCTTTGCAAAGATTGATACCACTCTCGTTGGCAACCCCGGCAACACCATTACTGTTCCTCAGTACGCTTACATTGGTGATGCTGAAGATATTGCTGAAGGCGTTGCAGCTGAAACCGTGAAGCTGGCTACCACTACTGTTGAAGTGACCGTGAAGAAGGCCATGAAGGCTGTGGAAATTACTGACGAAGCCATTCTGTCTGGCTATGGCAACCCCGTGGGTGAAACTAACGGTCAGCTTACTAAGTCCCTGGCTTCCAAGATGGACAATGACGCTATGGATGCCCTTCAGGGCGCTCAGTTGGTCTATGACGGCACTGCTTCTGTCATCAAGTACACTGGTATTGTGGATGCCATTGATCTGTTCGGCGAAGAAGTGAACACTGAAAAGGTCATCTTCGTGCATCCCAAGCAGGTCACCCAGCTTCGCAAGGATGCCGACTTCATCTCTGCCGACAAGTACACTGGTGATGTTGTCATTACTGGCGAAATCGGCAAGATTGCCAATTGCCGTGTAGTGGCTTCCAAGAAGGTTCCTCTGGCTGAAGGCGCTTATGCTTGCCCTATTGTCAAGCTGAACAACGATACCGAAGCCGAAGAAGATGCACCCGCTCTGACCATCTACATGAAGCGCAATGTCAATGTGGAAACTGAGCGTGTGTCCCTGTCCCGCAAGACTGACATTTCTGCTGATGAACATTATGCTGCTGCCCTGTCCAACACTTCCAAGGTTGTGCTGGCTAAGTTCAAGGCGTAAGGGGTGAACCCTAATGATCATGACCATCCAGGAAGTGCGTCAGCTAGTTGAAACCAGCGAAACTGATGAAGTTTTGACGGCTAAACTGGAAGCACTTGAATTGATGGTCAAGGGTTACACTAACAATCCATTCACCCGCATCTTGAAGGAAACTGGTGAATATCCAGCAGATATCAAGATGGGCGTTGTGAATCTGCTCAAATGGGAACTGAAGAACAGGCAGAAGGTCGGAGTTCAGTCTGAGAGCATTTCACGCCATACGGTTCAATATTTCGACATGGGGCGGGATAATTCAGAAATGAGTTATCCCGTTTCCCTGTTGGGATTCCTTCAACCCTACTGCCGTGCAAGGTTCGGGCAGGGGGTGAAGGCGTGATTGGGATTGGCGGTAACACCCTAGCCACAATTCAGGTACAAACGGGAACCGAAAGAAACGCCATTGGTGAAACCATTCCTTTGTGGAAAGATGCCCAAAGCATCAAGGGATGGCTTGACCTGGCTTCTGGTGATTCCCGTTATACCACTTACTATGCCAAGGTTCAGGAATCCACACACATCTTCATTGCTGACTATGTGCCACTTGACCCGTCTATCAAGGCTGAATCTTCCAGGGCTGTCATCAATGGCAAGCGGTATGACATCATGTTGATTGATAACCCAATGGAAATGGGCGAAGGTTCACAGCTTGAAATCTATTTGAAGTACACGGGTGGTCAGTAATGGCAAATAAGGTGGAATTCAAAGATTTCAGTTTTGCGGTCAAGACGGCAATCAATGACGCTTCCATTGCATGGCTGTACACTTGGGCAGACGAGATCACTTCACACGCCAAAGACAACTGCAAGCTTGACGGTGATGCTGGGAACCAACTGCGTAAGTCTTATAGGAATGTGGTGGACGAAAAGATTGGCGAAGCACAGATAGGCAGCAATTTGGAGCAAGCCTTCTGGGAAGAGTACGGCACAGGCGAATATGCTGACACGAACAAGAATGGTGGGCGTGAAGGCAGAAGGGGTTACTGGATCTATACACCCGGCAGTGAAGGCCCTGCTGGTTATCAGTCAAGGGTTTATGCTACCAAGGACGAAGCTGATGAAATGGCACAGTACATTCGCAGGAAGTACAAGAAGACAGCCATTGTCACCAGCGGGCGAAGACCCAGTTACACGCTTGAAAACGCCTTTACAAAGAACAAAGCCAAAGCCATTGCTGACGCAGAACAGAAACTCAAGGGGGGATTGAAATGACCATAGCAGCTTTGGAATACATGAAGAACCTGATGCAAAGCATGGGCATCCCTTATGAGTTCATGCGTTGGAATATCGAACCACCTGAATGCTATTTTGTCGGCGAATACCTGGAAAGCCCATCCACTGTGCGGGAAGAATCGGGTAAGCAGGATTCGACCTTTATCCTTCGTGGATTCACCCGTGGTTCATGGCTTCAGCTTGAACAGTACAAGGCAATAATCGAAAAGAATTGCGCAAGAACAGCAATCCTGGCAGACGGTTCCGGGATTGCTGTTTTTTACGATTCAGCAACGATTGTGCCAACGATGGACAATGAACTGAAGAGCATCAAAATTAACCTATCTATCCAAGAATGGAGAGTGAAATAATATGAGCATCAAAAGCGGTATCACTCAGGGTACGCCTTCCAAGATTCTGTTTGGTGCTGGCGTATACTTTCACGGTGTAGACTATGATGAAAAGGTTGCACCTACTGAAGAAGCCATCCTTGCTGCCATCCTGGGCGCTACTCAGGAAGGCGGTACGCTGACCATCACGCCTGAATTCTTTATGCCTGAACTTGACGGCGCTACTGTTGCCGTGAAGGAGCTTCAGCGCAAGGTTGGCGAAACTGCTGAAATGGAAGTTTCCTTCGCTGAACTGACTGCTGAACAGGCTGCAAACATGGTGATTGGCCTGAAGGGCGAATCCACTGACAAGAACTATGATGTCATCACTTCTGCTGAACTTGGCGAAGGCCATTTCTACAAGGGCTTTGGCTATTATGGTGAACTGATGGATGGCAGACCCGTCATCATCCTGTTCAAGAACGCACTTTGCACCAGTGGCTTCACTACTGACAGCAAGAACAAGACCAACAGCCTGTTCAAAGGCACTTTCGCTTGCCAGTCTGATATTGAATACGGCACTACTAAGCTGCCCTATGCGATTTTCATTCGCAAGAAGGAAGGCTGGACTGTGGCTGACCCCACTGTTGCCTAACTAAAACCATCACCTATTAGGAGGAATAGAAGATGAGTGAGAACAAACCCTACACGCTGCGAAGACTGAACGGTGATGACCTTTGGCCTGTTTTGTCGATCATTGGCAAGGTTCTGCCTGATGACATGGCCCCGCTTTTCATGGAGATCGCTACGGGTGAAAAGGCTGTGGCTGAAGTTGGTGGCGTGGTCATTGTGCGTCTGATTTCTATTATTACCAAGGAAATTGGAAAGGTGAAGGATGAATTGTATGACTTCCTTTCCAGCGTTTCCGGGCTGAACAAGGATGAAATCAACGCTTTGGGCTTTGTTGCTGTGCCTAAGATGATCTGGGAAATCTACAACGCTGAAAAGAATGTGGATTTTTTCGGGGAATCCGTCAAATCCTCCTGATAGGTGAAGTCAGGTTCATGGACTGGCTGTACGCAAGGTATAGCAGTCCCATGAACCTGATTGACCGATATATCAAGCAGGGGCGGTTTGACACCTTCGTTCATGGGTTCTTGACGGCACACTTTGAGCGTGAACGCAAGGAAGCGGAAAAGGAAAATGAACGGATGATGTGGACGGCTTTCATCCACAGTTATTCAGACAAGACCTATGGCGAATGGAAAAAGGATTTCATGGGTTCCAAGAACAGCAAGTCAACCAAAGACAATGAACTGACCGATGACGGCATCAAGAAGATATTGAACAAGCTGTTTAAACAAGGGGAATGATAGGCGTTTCACCCAGGAAGTGGGGTGAAAAATGCAGTCCTTATTTACTCTATTAGGCACAATAGCCATCAATGCTGACCCGGCGAATCAAGCCATTGAAGACACCACACAGAACGCTGAACAATCAAGCGGGAAGGTAAGTGAAGCCTTTGGCAAGATAGGTTCAGCAGCCTTGACAATCGGCAAGGCTGTGGTTGGCGCTGGAATGGCTTTGGGCGGTGCGTGGATTGCTGCCATAGAAGGTTCAAGGGAATACAGAACACAAATGGGGATGCTGGACACAGCTTTTCAAGCATCAGGGCATTCCTCAGAAATGGCACGGCAAACTTATTCAGATTTGAACGCTGTCTTGGGTGACAGTGGGCAAGCAACTGAAGCAGCGCAGATGTTGGCTGTTCTGGCTGACAATGAAAAGGATTTGTCAACATGGACAAACATTGCAACTGGTGTCTATGCCCGTATGGGTGAAGCCATCCCCTTGGAGGAACTTGCACAAAGCAGTTCTGAAACTGCCAAGAGTGGCATCCTCACTGGCGGTCTGGTCGATGCGCTCATACAAGCGGGGCATAGCGAAGAAGAATTCCAGGCCAAGCTGGATGCTTGCACAGGCGAACAGGAACGGCAAAAGCTGATCATGGACACCCTGAATGGATCTTATGCTGAAGCATCAGAACAGTACAAGACAACAAACAAGGATGTTCTGGAAGCAAACAAAGCCCAAGAGAAATTGACAAATGCAATGGCTGAACTGGGCCGTGTTGGCGAACCCATCCTGACGGCTATCAAAAACAAGGTGGCTGAAATGGTTGCCCTGGCTGTGCCAAAGCTTGAATCCTTCGTCAAAAAGGTGAAAGACCTGAAGAAGTGGGTCAATGATAACAAGCAAACCATCCACAACTGGGCTGCTGGTATCATCGCAGCAACCACATCTGTGGGAACCTTCCTTCTGATCCTGAACTGGGGAAAGATCATGACGGCAGCTAAAACGGCAATAGCTGGCGTTCGGGCTGCTATTATCCTTTTCAACGCTGCCCTTCGTGCCAACCCAATTGGCATTGTGATCAGTTTGCTTGCTGGCCTTGTGGCTGGCTTCATTTACCTATGGAACAACAATAAGGGGTTCCGTGATTTCTGGCTGTCCATGTGGGCGAAAATCAAGTCTGCAAGCGGGTCAGCCATTAACTGGGTCAAGGGTAAGTTCAACGATTTCAAGGCTGCTTTCAACACGGTCAAGACAGTGTTCAATAACATCCAGAAGACTATATCTGACAAAATGAATTCTGCCCGTGACAAGGTGCGAAGCGCCATTGACAAGATCAAGGGGTTCTTCAAATTCAATTGGAGTTTGCCCAAACTGAAGATGCCTTCGTTTTCTGTGACTGGCAAGTTTAGCCTGAACCCGCCTTCTGTTCCAAAGCTTGGGATCAAGTGGAACGCTGAAGGTGCTGTGCTGAAGAAGCCCACCATCTTTGGACAACTGCAAGATGGCACGATGATGGGCGGTGGTGAAGCTGGTCATGAAGCCATAGCACCAATTTCAGTGCTTCAGGAATATGTCAGAACGGCTGTTAGGGCTGAAACTTCTGCCATTGGCGCTGTCATCGTTGAACAGTCCAGGGCCATGATGGACTTCCTGAAAAGGACGATTCCCCATGATGTGTTGCTTGACGGCACTGCAATGGTTGGGGCTTTGCTTCCTGCCATTGACACGGGGCTGAATGACAGACTGGTTCACGCTAGAAGGGGCAATGTGAGATAAAAGAAGGACGGCTTTTGCCGTCCTTATACTTTTATTTTTTGCTAGGGATGCAAGAAACCACTTCACCATCAAACAGAAGAACAGTGTGTTCAACCCAATTCCCATTGCGCATGATATAAGCATACCAGCCAGTGTAATGGTCGCTTGGATCATTGTCTTCAATCAGCCCCATATTGGGAACGCCAAGGGAAGTTTCAATCACATAACCCTTGTTTTGCAAAAATTCAGCAATGTATTTGCGGGTTGCTAGATATTCTTCATCATGTTCAACAGTGAAGATGGCTGCTTCTTCTCTCTTTGAAAGTTCTTCGTCAATGCGGTCACGAAGAGAGATCAATTCTTCATCGGTCATGCTTTCAAGGTCAAGTGTGGTTTCGGCAATAACGGGGAGAGTGAACAGCAACAGGGCAAGTGAAATGGTGATGACACGAATTATTTGCTTCAAGCGAATCCCTCCTTGTGTTTGCATTATAAGACCTTCTGAATGCTTGCACAATGGCAGAAATGGTAAAAATGGACAATTTGGCAATTGAAAGAAGGTGAAAACCTATGGCTGATGTTTTTGAATTAAAAGGCAAGATTGTCATTGACAATTCAGATGCCAATGATGACCTGGATGAAACCATAAAAAAGGCCAAAGATGTTGGTGATGCCATAGAAGAAGCGGGGTCGAATGCCGGGAATGCTGGGCCAAAGGTTGAAGGCATGATCAGCACGGGTTCCCTGGCAAGAGCGCAAGCCTTTGGTCAGGCTATGTATGATGTGGCTGTCAACACTGGCAAGCTTATCATGGATCTTGGCGGGAAGAGCATTGAAGCAGCAGCGAAAATCGAAGCTGAAAACGCTGCATTTGCATCAACATTTGGTGATGTTGCCAATGCTGCTACGGACAGTTTCAATTCGATCCAGAAAGATACAAATGTCCATGCTGGACGGCTGAAAAGCGTTGGTATTAAGGCATATAGTCAATTTAAGGGTTCGGGCCTTGAAGCTGTTGAATCTCTTGAAATGATGGACGAATACCTGCGCTTGGCAGCAGACGCAGCAGCTTACTATGATATTTCCCTTGAAGACGCTGACACCAGACTGAGGTCTTTCCTGCGTGGTAACACTGAAGCTGGTGACGCTATTGGCCTGTTCACTTCTGAATCACAGCGAAACAGCTATGCCCTTGAAAAATACGGCAAGGAATGGCAAAAGCTGACTGAAGCCCAAAGGCAAATGCTGTTGCTGGATGTGGCTGGTGACATCTATGCTCAAAGCGGTGCAATGGGTCAGGCATCCCGTGAAGGATCCACTTGGGCAAATGTAATGGGCAATTTGTCACGGGTTTGGGAAGAAATTCTTGCGAAGCTGGGTGGCCCGATTATTGAACAGCTTATTCCTAGAATTGAAGCCTTTAGCCAGTGGCTTTCTGAAAATCCTGAATTGGTTGACCAGTTCGCAGAATCAATCGGCAATCTGCTGGGAACTGCGTTGGACGGTCTGCAAACATTGATCGAAACCTTTGGTGCTGTCGGGATTGACTGGGGCAACCAAAGGAAAGCGAATGAAGAACGGGCAGCAACCAAAGCTGGGCAACAACAATTGACACAAGAAAACATGGGAATTGCCCAAGGGCTTGCGGGTAAGTATGGAAGTTGGTCATCTGATAAAAGCAGGGCAGCTTATAGCTATGCCGTTGCGCTTGCGAACAACACGGGCATTGACAATGCTAAGAAGAACCTTGTTGATCTTGGCGTGACACCTGAAGAAATTAAAGAGGTGACGGCAGATATTGAAACACTGTTCAAGACCTATCAAAACCCGCTTGAAGTGACGCAGTTGATGTTTTCTGATAATGCTGAAGCAGAATTTCAGGAGATGGTCAGAAATATCCCGTTGACTGCAAGGGTCAACATTATCCCTGGCCCACTTTCTTTCTTGGGCAACTTGTTTGGCGGTGGTTCAGACGGTTCCCATGCGAATGGTCTTGACAGGGTTCCTTATGACGGTTACAGGGCAATCCTTCACAAGAATGAAAGCGTATTGACTGCCCGTGAAGCAGATTCCTGGCGGTCTGGCGCTGGTAGGGTTGACACCAGCCGTTTGGAAGGGATCATGCAGGAAGTGTTGGTTGGCATCCATGATATCAGCAGGAACACTGGCGCTGGTCACAGTGTGGTTCTTGACAGTGGCGTGATGGTGGGTCAGTTGACACCCGGCATCAATATGCAACTGGGAACGATGAGCAAACGAAGGGGGCGAAGCTAAATGAATAATGGAGCAACCTTCGGGGATCGTCACAGCTATTGGGACTGGGGCTTGCTGACAAAGAAAAGACCTTCTGTATCAGCGCCAGAACCTAAAACGAAACTGATTGAGGTTCCCGGCAGTGATCTTGTCATTGACCTGACGGAAAACCTGACAGGCAAAGTTCACTATGGTCTGCGAACCATCACATTCACTTTTGTGCTGATGGGAGAACCCGAAAAGCAAGAGCGAATCCACACGGATCTGGCAAACCATCTGCACGGGAAGCGCATGAACATTGTGCTTGACAATGACCCAGAATTTTATTACACGGGGCGTTGCACAATTCGCAAGTGGGAGCCTGGACAGTTCGCAGCCAATATCACCATCACGGCAGAGGTCGAGCCTTACAAGACTGCAAGATTCATCGCCGGGAAGAAGGTGCTTTAATGTATGTGGTCAAAGTTGATGGGCAGATGATTTTTTCATCTGCCCTTTATGATGATGTTGACAAGCTGCTTTCACCTTCCATCAGCCTTGAAACATCCAATGCTGGAAGCTTTTCCTTTGTGCTGTCACCCAATCATTCAAAGCGTGACATCATCCACAAGATGAAAAGCATCATCACGGTTGAACAGGACGGTGTTCAGATCTTCAGGGGCAGGGCATCTAGCACAGAACTGGACATTTACAACCAGTTAAGCGTTTATTGTGAAGGTGAAAAGGCATTCCTGAATGACAGTGTTTTTGCTCCTGCTGAACTGTCTGGCAATGTTCGGGCTTTCTTTAGGTCTGTTATTGAGAATCACAATTCAATGGTTGATGAAGAACGGCAGTTCACGGTTGGCATCATTGATGCTGTGGATGAAGAATCTGAACTGACTGCCGATTCAAGACAGCAAACCCGCACATATTGGACAACTTCTGATATCATCCAGGACAGCTTGATTGATGTGTATGGTGGCTATCTCAGAACCAGAACTGATGGTGGTGTCCATTATATTGATTGGGTCAAGGAATACGGTGGAACCAATACACAGCCCATTGAATTCAGTGTGAATCTTCTTGACATGACCAGCACGGATGAAGCCAGCGAAGTGTTCACAGTTCTGATCCCCTTGGGCATATCAGAGCTTGATGAAAGTGGCAACTATTCTGCCCCGCTGACCATCGAAAGTGTGAATGGTGGGCTGAATTACATTCAGGATGATGAAGCTGTTGATAAGTACGGCAAGATTTGGCGAACGCAGGCATGGGTTCATGAAAAAGACCCTGCTGAACTGCTTGAAAAAGGCCGTAAATTCCTGAAGTATGGCGCTGCTTTAGAAACCATGACCATCCATGCGGTTGATATGCACTTCTTGGATGAAAGCGCACAAGCCATCCATGTTGGTGATATGGTCAGGATCGTTTCTGAACCACACGGGATTGATAAGATTATCGTCTGTTCAAAAATGGACATTGATATTTACAACCCCGAAAACACCACATATACATTCGGTGAGCCACCCAAGATGCTGACTGATGACTTTGCCGTCACTGAAGAAGAGGTCAAGCGCATGGGTGGTGGTGGAGGTGGTGGCAGGAAAAGCCAGGAAGAAGAGATTTCTGACATCATACGATGGGCAGACTATTTGTTCGATGACAAGGAAGCAAAAATTCAGCTTTCTGCTGGCGAACTGAACAATGTCACGGGTCGAGTGAGTGAAGCAGAAATCAGGCTTAATGGCGTTGAAGCCACGATGGAACTGAAGGTCAGCAAAGATGGCCTGATAAGCGCAATTAATATGTCACCCGAAAGCATTGTCATCAGCGCCAGTAAGATCAACCTGAACGGCTATGTAACCACCAGCAAACTGAGCGCTGAACTTGCATCCATCACTAATCAGATTTCCACCAGCATCACCACAAGTTCCATTTCAGCAGCAACGGTCAGATGCACAAACCTTTATGTGGGCGGTGGACACGCCGACTTTACAACGCTTCGTTACACTGATGCTGACGGCAATGCTGCCACTTTGGTTGTGCTTGCGCAGTAAGGAGGAATGAAGAATGGATCAAGTCATTACGATCCTTGACAAAGTGGTCAAGACCCTTGGCAATGTGGAAGTCAGGGGGAAAGAAAACCTTGACGCACTGCTGGGGTGCATATTGACATTGGAACGGCTAAAAACTGCTTTGAGCAGGGAGGAAAACAACAATGAAACTGACCACAAGTAAAGGCAAGGAATATGTGATTCAGTGGGCAGACACGGCAGCAACGGGTGAACTGTTTTTCCAGATGGCTGATGAACGCAAGCTGTCCACGATTGCAAGGGAATTTGAAGGCTTGGAATGGTTAAGGCGTGAAGATGAAAGCCAGGGTGACAAGCTTTTTGAAGGCTTCAGCAATCTGAGGATCATCAATAGAATCTGGCCAGGTGTGGTCAATTTGACACTGACGAAAGGGGCTGAATAACAATGGCTGTGCAAACGATTATCAGAAACACGGTCAACCTTGAAGAGCCTGTTGTCAAGAAAATCCTGCGGGATATGCTTGGCAGTCAGGATGAACAGGCCCATAGGTTTGAAGTTGAAGTCAAGCGGGGCAGTGAAGCGGTTGACCTTGCCGGGGCTTCTGTGAACGGCTATTTCATCAGGGCTGGCGGTGAAACCGTCATGCTCACTGGTGGTGTTGAAGATGGCATTGCTTATGTGGTTCTGTCTGATTCTTGCTATCGTGTTCCTGGGCATTTCAGCTTCGCCATGAAGATTCAGGTGGGTGATGTTCGCCACACGGTTCTTTGGTATGAAGGCACTGTGGGCCAGACTTCCAGTGATAGTTTGGTTGACCCTGAAAATGTTATCCCTTCACTTGATGACCTTCTGGCCCAGATTGAAAGAACTGAACAGGCTGCGAATACGGCGAACACGGCTGCTGAAACTGCCCAACAGGCAGCAGACGCAGCCAATCAGTTTGTGAATCTGACTGTGGAAGCTGTGACCCTTGCCAATGGCGCTGATGCAACGGCTTCTTATGAAAATGGTGTGCTGACCATTGGACTGCCCAAAGGCCCCAAAGGTGACACGGGTTCTGCTTCTCCTGTCACTGTGAACGGCATTGAAGCAGTTGATAGTGATATCACCATTACGGCTGCTGATGTGGGTGCTTTGCCCGACACCTATGAAGCGCCTGTGACTTCTGTGAACGGTCAGACTGGTGCTGTGGTTGTTGGCAAGACCTACACTGTTGCGCTTCCTGCCAGCGGTTGGAGCGGTGAAGCAACTTTCACCCAAACGGCAACGGTTGAAGGCATTGCTGAAACTGATATGCCCATTGTCGATGTTGACATGAGTTCTGCAACGGCTGACACGGCTGCTGGCATCCTGGAAGCGTGGTTCTGTGTGGGCAGAATCGTGACGGGTGACGGAACTATCACGGCTTATTGCTACGAAACTGCACCAACTGTTGACCTGAATATCATTGTGAAGGTGGTGTAAAAGCATGGGCGAAAGTTTATTCCTGCGCAGGGGCGGTGCTTCTTCTGCACTGCCCCAGTATTCATTTGACGGTGCAAGCACCTTTGTTGATGAAGGTGACGGCAACTGGACATTGACTATCACTTCAACTGGTGATTTGAACTTCTCCAAGCTAAAAACGGCTGTGGATGTGTTCTGCGTTGGTGGCGGTGGTGGTGGCGGTTGCCACGCAGATTCCAACTATTACGGTGGTGGCGGTGGTGGCGGTGGCAAAACTGCCACAGGCCGTGGAATCAATGTTGCGCTAGGCATCAACAACACCATCACCATTGGCGGTGGTGGAGGTCATAGAACCAAAGGCGGAACCACTTCGGCACTTGGCGTTGAAGCCACTGGTGGTTCTGCTGGTAGCAATTATAGTGCTGGTGGTGCTGGCGGTTCTGGTGGCGGTTCTGGCGGTTATTCCAGTTCTTCTGGCGGTGGCAATGGTGGCAAGGATGGCAACGATGGCACAACAAACGCTTCCAGCCGTGCTGCTGGCACTGGGCAGAACACAACCACAAGGGCCTTTGGTGAAGCCACTGGTGCGCTCTATGCTGGCGGTGGCGGTGGTGGTTCTGGTATCAGTTCAGGTTCCCCCGGCAAAGTCGGTGCAAATGGCACAGGCGGTGAAGGTGGCGGTGCGAATGGTGGAGCGGACGCTGACCCTAACACTGGTGGCGGTGGCGGTGGTGCTAGAGCCCCGAGCAAAAACAAGGGTGGGAAAACTGGTGGTTCGGGCATCGTGATCATCAGGAATGCCCGGTAAGGAGGAAATACTATGAATTATGCGATTGTCGAAAATGGCATTGTGACCAACATTGTTTGGCTATCCCCGGCTAATGCCCATAAGTTCCCGAATGCCATCAAGATTGATGATATTCCTGCTGGCATCGGTGACACCTACACTGACGGCAACTTTTACCGGGAAGGCGAACTTTTGCTAACGCCTTTGGAAGAAGCTGAAACGGCGCTGCGAATTCTAATGTTTGGGGTGGAATAAATGAACGCTATTGAAAGAGCATGGCAGCTTCGGGCATTGATTGAACAGGCTGCTGTTTCCCTGGATGACCAGACGGCAAGCAAGGGCGCTGAATTGTTCCCTATGATGAAGCTGGACGGCAGTCTGGTCAAGGCTGGCACTAGAATCAACTGGCAAGGCCAATTGAAAAGGGCTGCGGTTGACCTTTGGGCAACTGAGGAAAACACACCCGAAAAAGCCCCTGCGCTTTGGGAAGATATTGCCTATAAAGATGGCTGGCGAATTATTCCCGAAACTATCACGGCGGGAACGGCATTTGGTAAGGGTGAATGTGGCTGGTGGGATGGCTTGCTTTATGAATCCCTGATTGAAGCCAATGTCTGGACACCCTTTGCCCATCCTGCCGGGTGGAAAATGGTATCTGAATAAAGAAAGGGGGACGCAATGAAGGGAATCACATTTGGAAACTATCATTCTTACAGAGATCTTGGCTTAATATTGCAACCTGGCAAGGAGATTGGAAGCCCAGAGGTCAAGAAGAAAGAACTTGACATTGAGGGCGCTGATTCTTCCTTGGATTACACTGACTTTTTCGGTGGCCCGAAGTATTCAAACCTGACGCACAAGTTTCCGTTTGCAATGATGGTTCCACATGCTGAATTCCCTTTGTACTTCTCCCGAATCAAAAATGCCCTGCATGGTCAAAAGGTGAGGATCATCCTTGACGATGATCCCGCCTTTTACTATGTGGGCAGGGTCTATGTACAGCCCGGAACAATCGACAAGGGAATTGGCAAAATCACCATTGAATGCGATTGCGAACCCTACAAGTACAAGGTCACTGAAACGGTGGTCACACGGGCTGTGAACGGGGCAACACCCATCACCTTG